CAAGCTCCACGAGTCGCTTGAGTGACTGCTTGATTTCGCTTTCACGCAGTGGTGGTTGCATGTGCTTTCTGAAGTCCATGACCCTCATGTGAATATTGCCACCGAGCTTGCGAATCGTACTCATTACGATGTCGTCGACTTCTATGTGACGGATTATCATTTTTTCCATGCGCTTATTATGTGCAGCTTCCATGACCATTACTTCAATCCCACCATCTCAACGAGTCGCTCAATGACAACGATTCTAGGAAAGAAGAATGCTTGGACAATTTTATACATCGGCCAGACGCACAACATCAGTGTAAGAAATGACCATTTATATGAAGCAGATTTGAGCTTCGTTGCATCTTGAGCAGTCAGTGTGCTGCTCGGCTTTATCGTGCTTGCAACGCCAGCGAACAGAATGAAGAATATCGAAAAAATGGCCAGCATCATTCCGTAGAAGGCAAGATGGCTGTCAATTATCTCTTGAGCCAGTCGGCTCGTCAGAGCTTCGCTGCTCTGGACAAAGGTCAAAAGTTCTCTTGCTGGATCGTGTTGTCCGACAATATCCATTCCATGCCTCCACTGAGTCGTGCAAAGCAGCGTCTGGATCGTGCGACCATGACCAAGGTCCTTCGGCAAGACAGTCACGACACTCGACACGAGCTGCTGTGTTGTTGACACTAAGTTGTAAACTGAGCGACAAGCTATCGCAAAACGGGCACGCTCGCAATTCATATGCGTTACCATTTCGTCGCATGCCAGTCTTTTGCCAGTCGAGCCACGGCTGATGAATTGTATTCATTTTGAAAGCTCCTTAACGATGTCTCTGTACACTAGTTCGAGTGCATCGCTTGCTTGTTTTTTTGGTGCATTGCACACGAGCTGGCTTGAGACTTTGCGCTCAATCACTCGCTCACCAGCTTTGACAACGAGCGTTGATTGTCCAGTTCGATAGTCGATTCTGAATATCGGTCGATAGTTTTGGTCATGCGGGAAACACGCAAGAAGCATGTTTCCTCGCTGCTGAACGGTCGCCATGACTTGCATGAGTTCCATAATGCTTCCCATCAAAAAGGCACGTCTGCGTCATCGGATACACTGACGACTGGTTCTTGAGTTGCGCCAGAAAGCAAGCGCACTTGATATGCAGTCACTTGCAAGTTGGTTCTTTCGGTTCCGTCTTTTGCTTTGTATGTGCTGAGTGAGACTGGTCCTTCGGCGTACACCATCGTTCCCTTCGTCGCCTTAGCAAGCCATTCAGACTGTTTGTCAAAAGCCACCACATCGAACCAAACAGTGTTCTCCTTCGAGCCGGAAGCCAACGACACGGAAGCATACTCAGTTCCTTTTTGCGTGACGCCAACACGAGCGTCTTTGCCAGCACGTCCAATCAAAGTCAGTTTGTTTATCATTTCACAGTTCCTTATTTGAACACATCAAGAGAAGAGAGTTTAGAAAGAGCATCAGCGGCTTTTACGCCACCACGAATAGCTTGATAGCAGTCACGCAACACCTTTGTGTCATTGTCAGACCACTTGTCCATCGGCTTATCGAGAGCAGCTTCAAGGTCACGTTGAGTGACATTTACGCTCATGAATGCTTTGATGATTGGATTCTCTAAAGTCGGCAGTCGAGTTGGTTGAGCTGGTGGTGTGACGTTGATTGGCGGTTGCACGTCTGCTTGTTCCATTTCGTCGGTGGTGTACAAGCCAGAAAGTTCCATCGGAAACGCACGTCTGAGTGCAAGCGACTCAGCACACTTTGCCAACATCAACGCTGGCATCTTCTTCCAGATGGGAGAGTTGGCATTGTATGCGCTGAAGTTTGCCACTGCGAACAGCGGCTCTCTGAATCCAGTGCGATACACTCCGACTTTTGCTGCTGCTGGAGGCTCGTGTGAAAGCCAAACGTCTTTCCATTCGCCATCAGTCCCGCACCAATGTGGTCCGGTCTGTCCCTCGTAGCGTCCAGTGCGTTCAGCTACCAGTCGAAAGCCATCAATCGAAAGCGTTGTTTGTCCAACGCCTCCACGTTTGACGAAGAATATCTGACGAGCGAAAGGGTCAAGGCCAGTCTTCTTGCAAATCTGCAAGAACAATCCGAACTCGGAATCCGTAGCATCTTTTGCAACTGTTTTTTTGAGCAGTGCGACATCAAGTTCTTGTGTCACAAGTTGTGTCATAGGTGCCTCCTACTGTATGAAATTGTTAGACTGAGAGCTTTACTTCAAAACTCGTCCAGTTGAAAGCTCTTTCCATACCAAGTCGGCATTTCAAGCACTTGCATATGTTCGCTTGTTCCGAGGTGTGCTCCAGATTTCGTTTTAGCAAAGTTAGCAAGAGCATGATTCATCTTTGCTTTGCCGACTTCCAGAATGCGGTCGCTCGCCTTGAAGACGGCTACGTCATGCGGCCTGTCTGACTCAACGACAATCCAATAAAAATCGACGCAACTTTCACCAGCTTGACGAGCCAGCTCGCAATAGACTGCTGCTTGCAAGTCATAGTGAAAATTGTCGACAGTCTTGGCAAATGAAGCGGCATCAACCGCATTGCCAGTCGTCTTCAGGTCGATGACGGTTCCAGCGAAGAACCAATCTGGAAGACCCTTCAGGTCAACTCCGTTGAAGTTTCCGAACAATGGAATGTCTGAGTACATCATCTCGATGCTCATTGCCTTAACTGCTGGATGAGCGAGCACAGCAGCAGCACAGTCGAGAACTTTTTCCATCTCCGATTGAGTCATGACCAGCTTTCCGACGTTCTCAGCTTTCCATTCTTTGGCCGCCTTAGTGCGACCGTCCTCGAACGGATTGACGAGCACTTCATCAATCTGACCTTTGAGGGCAAGGTCAACTGCTGACCCGAAGCGCAGTGCTGCTGACTCAGCAGGCGGCTCATAAGTCAGTCCATGCAATGGTGATTTGAGGTATGGCTTGAGCTTCGAATAGCTCATAGCCGGATGTTGGCGATATTCAGTGACGTTCACTGCGCACCACCGCCAGCGTTCGCTGGTCATCAGCCATAATTTTCTTGCATTGAGCAATCAGCTTTTTGTTCTGCCTTAGTGCGAACAGAATCTCTTGTTCGCTTCCGTAGTCTTCGGAATCAAGCGCAATCCAAGATTTCATAAGAGCGTCTTGAATCAGTTGAAATGCGGTCAGAAATGCTCCAGCGTTGTCGCTGGTGATAATGCTATCCTCGAACATATCGGTGCCTCCGATTGAATTGTGGTAAGGTGAATCATGCTTTTTGCACAAACAAACATCAGTTGCAACAAAATTCTGGAGGCACTTTGTTTAATCTTATCAAAGACATCGCCATCTTTATTTGTTTCGTGTTCTGCATTCTCATCGTGCTTCCGGTACTTTTTTTCAATGAATGGAGGGCAATCCGACATGGCAGAAAATTGCGAGCTATGCGAACAGCCGATTCTGACAAAGGTTCTGCAAGGAAAAACGATTGCGCTTGATGTTGGTCATGGGTGGAACACAACATCACTGTTCGATGCTGGAGCAACTGGAAATGGCACGACTGAACACAAGCTCAACAAGGCCACAGCATATCGAGCTGCTGAGATTCTGGAGACGCTTGGAGCTAAGGTCTACGTCTTCAATTACGAGAACGAACGTGAGCAGGTATCGCTTCGCAACAAAGGCAAGCGAGCTGGTGGAGTCAAAGCTGACGTATTTGTAAGCATTCACCACAATGCTTTCAACGGACTGGTTCAAGGCACAGAGACTTGCATCGACTCTCAAGCAATGCCTGACGACGAAGTTCTGGCTAAGGCAATACAAGCTCGGTTGGTTGAACGTCTAGGATTTATGAACAGAGGAATCAAAAAGCAATCGCTCGGTGTGCTCAAGGGTTGTCCGACCAGCATTCCAGCTTGCTTGACGGAAGGCTTCTTTATTGACGCTGCACGATTCGGTGGCAGCATTCCAGCAGAGACGACTGAAGCGTATGCGCTAGGTCTTGCGATGGGCATCAAAGACTTTTTGGTGAAGCGATGAAGCACGTCTTGAGCAAAGAGCTTAGAGATATTGCACAGATGATGACCTACTGTTGTGGTCCTTTCGCTCGCTCGCCAGAAGACGTTAAGTCATTAGCACAAGAGATGCTAACGGTTGCTATTAAGCTCGAAGAACGAAAGCAAGTTGATTATCGCCTTGTGTATTTGCTGCAAAGACTGAGCGGTGGGGCAATCGTCGCTGACAAGCGAGCGTGTATTGATGAGCACAGAACGCTCATTTCGACTTGGAAGAAGCTGCTCTAAGTTGTGTTATGTTTGAGCACAGAGGAGGCACCTCATGCTCATTATTTCATCTTTGCTAATTTTGCTAATCACTGCATGTCAATCCGCACCGAGCTTCGAGAAGCAGACTGAAGAGTTCTATCGAGAAGCCAACAAGCGTGGTTGTTTCGTATTTCCAATCCGAACGCACTTCGCACGACTTGAAGAAAACATCGCTGGATACTGCGTGTCGAGCTTCGGCATCTTACTGAACGAAACGAAATGGAAAGACATGGGCGAATATCAAAAACGTGAGCTTGTGTTCCACGAACTGGGTCACTGCGTCCTTGGTCTGGAGCACACCAGTCTCGGACTTATGGCTCCATCAATGCACAGCGAAGATGAGCTTGAGCTTATGTGGCCGAAATACGTCGAGCTTCTTTTTGCGGACTGTCTGACGCTGGAGAAGATGATCAACTTGAAGTCAAGCGACAAGTCAGGTACAGATAAGCAACCGTAATCAAAAGAAGAACATGCAATATACGCACAAAAAAACCGCTCATCTGGAGCGGCTTCAGTTTAATGGTATTTAATTCAATCATTTAAGACATCAGCATATCCAGCGAATGCGACTTGAGCTGGATTGTGAATGACGAGGCGACTTCCATCGCCAAACGTCAACTCTTCACTGGCGTCTGATGCCCCAGTCTGCCACGCCATTTCGTGGTCATTCCTCGCTGCGATGAGACGAGCCTTTTGAACGAGTAACGACCACTGAGGCTCACGTTTGAAACCTCGGTCGTTCATTCTAATTTTGGCGAACTCAATCGCCAATTTCACAGCAGTATTCATTTCGATTCCTCCTTTATCAGCCAAAGTCGCTCGTTGACTTTGACTGCTTTTATTTTTTTTTCTTTTATCAATCTGCGAATGTACTGAGGTGAGACACCACGCTTTGCAGCGTATTGAGTGACTGTCATAATTTCTTCTTGTATTTCTTCTTGGCTTTTGGCTTTCGCTGGCATTGAATTTCCTCCTGCAACTCTTCAATTGAAGCAAGCCACGCTTGCATCAGGTAGTCGTAATATTCTGGTCGTGTCTTCAAAAGCACTTCGCTTGGCGGAAGTGTGAATCCATTGATTTCAACGTGGTCAAAGATGATATCGAGAAAGTTATCAAATGCGTTCATTTTCTTTGTCCTTTATGTACTAGGTTTTTTTACTGTCACATTTGTATAAACGTATGTTTCTTCGTGTTCGTGCATAAATTCTTCTGCGTCTTGTCTATTGCTCAACACAGTAATTGGATGCCAAGTTTCGGAATCGTCATCCAAAACCCACATGATAAAAACTTCAATCATATCTTTCTGATTTCTGTGAACAGTGATGAATCTGCTTATAAGTTCTGGAATCAGTCTTGCCTTTTTATCATCAAGACTTGGCTTTAGATTGCGTGGCATTCTTGTCCACACTCTGTTCATTTCCTGCTCTGTATCTTCTTGCATATGCGAGACGAGATATTTTGCATATATCCAGTGTATAGGCAGCAATTCATTGACTTTCTTCTCGATGTTAGTTCCGATTGCAAATTTTTTGAGTTGTTCAATCGTAATCATTCAGCACCTCTCTTTTGTGACTTGTGAAATAAAACATTGAATTACATTTTGAAGGCATTCGTCATCCCATCGCATTTCCAATGCTATTGAGCGTGTTGTGCCGGAAGGAATCGCTATGTCTCCTGCGTCATTGAGTGACAATTCCTGTGTTTCTTCATTCCAAAGCAATGTGATAAAATCTGCCTTTCCGGCTTCAAGACGAGCAAGGTTACAGATACTAAGTGCTGAACGAGTTAAAAGAATTTTCATTTGACACCTCATTGGTTGCGTCATCGCAACTATGATAACTTAACGACAGATTCCAGAAAAACTTGAGCATTATTTTGCAGCAATTGAATAACTTTGCTATTTTTCTTTTATAGTTTGATCCAAATCAAGGAGTTATTATGAGCAGCAAGAAGCTGAAAGTTGAGAGCTGGGCGATTGACAAGCTCATTCCATATGCTCGCAACCCACGCAAAAATGACCAAGCAGTTGACCAAGTTGCATCAGCCATCAAAGAGTTCGGCTTTCGAGTGCCGATTGTTGCAAAGTCCGATGGACTTGTTGTTGACGGTCATCTTCGATTGAAGGCCGCACAAAAACTTGGCCTCAAAGAAGTTCCAGTTGTCTTGGCAGATGACTTATCAGACGCACAAATCAAAGCGTTCAGAATCTCTGTCAACCGCATGGCTGAACTCGCTGAATGGGACAATGAATTGCTCGCATTAGAATTTGCTGAACTCAAAGACCTCGGCTTCGACACGAGCCTGACTGGATTCGATGAATTTGATTTCGACAAAATGCAGCTTGATGATGACGTTCAAGATGATGATGTGAAAGACGACGAAGTTGTCGGTGAAGTAAAATTCTCTGAATACATAGGAGAATCTAATAATTACGTTGTATTATTATTTAACAACGACATTGATTGGTTAGCTGCACGAGAGCACTTTGATTTGCAGACAGTTGCGTCAACTCGTCGCACAGGCGAAAAATGGTCAACTGGCATCGGACGGGTAATTGATGGTGGAACATATTTGTCGAGGTTGAAAGATGGAAAATAATTTTGTGATATTTGCTCCATCTTACAAAAGAGCAAAAGGGTGCTTCACTCAAAAGTATTTGTCCCAGTGTACATATGTCGTTGCCGAATCCGAGGCTGAAGAATATTTAGCAGAAGGGCATAAAATTATGGTCGCCCCTGATTCTGCACAGGGCAACCTTTGTCGGATTAGAAACTGGATTATCGACAATTCACCGAACAAAAACCTGCTGTTACTAGACGATGACATCTCTTGCTTTGCTCGATATGAACGAAATATCTCAAGAGATATGACAGAAGCTGAGTTCTATCAATTCGTTGAAAATGCGTTCATCATGGCTAAGGAGTCGGGAGCTAGATTCTGGGGCGTTAACTGCGTTGACGACAAAGGTTCATATCGTGAGGCAACTCCATTCTCTTTCAATGCGTACATAGGTGGTCCATTTCAAGCTCATATTCTGGAGCATGGAATAAGGTATGACGAAAACCTTCCGCTCAAAGAAGACTTTGACATGACGCTTCAGCAACTCAATAAATATCGCAAAGTCTTGAGATTCAACTTTATTCATTACTTTGCAAAGATGCACAAGAATACAGGCGGTTGTGCTACTTATCGCACACTAGAACGTGAGAAAAAGAATCTCGAGGCATTACGGAAAAAATGGGGTTCTAAAATAATTAGAACAGACTCAGGTGCTTCTCAGGTAAAACGCAAAAATGAGAATCTATATGACATTAATCCAATCATGAGATCACCGATTAAAGGTGTGTAAGTGATTGATTATGTAGCTAGTTTACATTTTGATGGCGATATAGTAAACAGAGCAGCAGTATCAAAATAAAAAATCCCGACTGACTGCGAATCATCGGGAGTGGAACAACCAGTTGAAGTGGCATGTTCAAAGCGAAACTACCGCCTTTGAGCCTCCATTGCAACCATAGCAAGGAGGCTTTTTGTGTCTGATGAATTTGTTTCTGAGATTGAATATTCGTTCACTCAAATTCCAACGAAGATTTGGGAGCTGAATCTCCAGCCGACTGAGTTCTTGGTGCTGAATCGAATCATCTATCGAGCTGGACTACGAGGACAATGCTTCGAATCAAGAAGCAACATTGCTCAAGCATGTAACATTTCACCTCGGTCTGTGACTTCAGCGTTCGGCACTCTCGAATCGCTTAATATTATATCAATACGCTCTCGCAAAGCTGAGATGAAACCTAATCTAATCAAGATCAACGCAGTTGCTCAATGGTTAAGCAAAGAGCAATCACAACAAAAAAACGAGTCACCTAGTGCAACCATTGCACAAGCCCTAGTGCAACCATTGCAGGAGGCTAGTGCAACCATTGCACATGGAACTAGATCAATTGAACTAGATCAAATTGAACTAGATTTAGTATTTAATACAGTCTCAGCGGCTGACGCCACTGCGTCTCCTGTCGTCTGTCAACGTGAGAACTCGACAGGAGTTCCAGCCGTCAAAGCTCAGAATCAAGTTGACAACGCCCGCAAAGCCAGCAAAGAGCCAACAGGCGGTTCGCTTATCTTTGAGGCATATGCGCTTGCCTATTCGAACAAGTACGGATTCGAACCTACCCGTGGAAAGGAAGCGAACCGATGGGCAAAGAAAATTTACGAGGAAGTTGGAGTCGATGAGGGACGAGCCTTGGTTCAGCACTATGTCATGATGAACAAAGCATGGTTTATTTCCAAAGGCCACAGTCTGGAGTGGTGCTTCCGTGACCTGACAGAAGTCAGGAGAAGCTACCACACTGGAGTCACGATGACGAACTCGCAAATCAAGCACATCGAAGACAAGCAAACAGCAAAGGAGGCATCAGATGAAGTTCAGCGAAGTAATGGTGAACTTGCTTCAGCATGGGCGAGAATTGATACAAGCCGCACCATTAAAGTCTAGTCAGCTTGAGTTTTATGCAGCAGAGCTACTAGGTAAACTGTCAGAGCAGCAAATCATCACAGCAATCAAGCATCACAGCTTGGATAACCATTGGCCGTCTGTGAACGAAATTCTTGCATTCAACCAACAAGCTACCAGAAGCGACAAGACTGAGATTCAATCGCTCGCTAATCGTGCAATTGCTCTGCTTCGATTTCCACAGCGAGACGGACAAGACCGAGCGTCTGAAGCTGACCCAGAAGCGTACAGTCTGCTCATGAAAGCTGGTCGCTGGTATGACTTGCATATGAGAAGTGAAGACCCTCGAAACTTGCGTGACCTGAAGTATGAACTAAAGAGCTTGGCAGAAGATGCAATGAGAAGCTCAAAGACAAGCACCCAGACGCTGCTGAATCCAGTTAGCAATAAAGCACAGCTCGATTCATCTAATCATCAGCAGCCGCTTTCTTTGGAGATGAAATGAACCACGACAAGATTGAACAGAAGAATCTGCTTGCTCACTTCGAGGGACAGCTCAAGAAGGGTCAGCCTCGCAAGGTTATACTTTGGGATGTCGTTCGAGAGATGACGCAAGAGCAGAAGCTCTCTCTCGCTCAGATGTGGACAATCAAGCTGGAAGTGCCTCCAATGGACGCTGGCGATTGTGACAAAGCAATGTCATGGGTTCAGACAAGAATATACAACTTCGTCGAAGCAGGCTTTGTTCATCTCGGAACTGAAGCTGCAATCAAGGAAGTCTCTTGCGAGAACGGAAAGAGAGATGAACCGTTCTGGTTCATTCACGTCATTCATCCGGAATACAAAGACCCACGCTACATTGTAAAGCACTGCGTACATTATTCTGAGAATTTGTGATACGCTTCCTCCAAAGGAAGAACACACCATGCTTGACCTAGTTCGGAAGTCGATTTCGATACCTTGCGGGAAAGTTGCCAAGCTGTGCTTGGTCACTATGTCATCGTATCTTGCCAAGCAACATTGGAAAGTCAGCGAGTTTGCCGACCTGATTGGCTCAGAAGCAAAGACAGTACGAGTTGCTTTGAAAGAACTTGTGTCGCTCAAACTGGTGATTGTGGTCGGACAGACAGACCTGAACGCATACGTCTACATGATGAACATTGAAGCACTTAACGCAATGGCTGAGGATTATGCTCAATCAGAGAATCAATCCGACTTAGCAAGACTGTCGCGTCAAGTTCAAGTTCACCGGACTGCACACAGCAAGAAACCAAAGCCTTTAAGAACCAAGTCGTGAGCTTGCCGGACAACTGACTGCTAATAATGACGCCACTATTCTCACGACAATCATTGCGAAGCATACACACGAGATGGTTCATGCTCATTTCTTCGCCAGTCATTGCTGAGAAGAATTTGTCTTCCCAAATCGCAATCTCGTATTCGTTGATTCTTTCCATCAAGTATTTGTAAAAGTCTCGAAGCCGACCTTCTTCAGAAAGCCGCAGAAGCTCTTGTCGCTCGCTGGATGAGACTTTGATGTCTTTACGATTCCCAATCAGATTCGCCATCAGTTTCTTCCAGCTTCCAAAGCATGAGAGCAGCAACCGCCTTCAGTGGATTGACCTTCTCTTTCAAAGCGTCATCGAAATATTTCACATCGGATTTTGCTTGAATGTACTTGGGATTCTCTGAAACTTCTTTCTTGGCTCGTTCAACTTCCAGCAAAGCATTCGCCAGCCTGCTTTCCATTTCTTCTTTAGAAAGACCCATCAATTCTTGAACATGTTCAATGTCTAAGTCTTTACCGCATTGAGCAGCGAGCTTCTCAGGGCAGTTCTGTTCGTCGATTAAATATACCTTTGACGACCACAATTCGTTCATCGGTGCCTCCTTGATGATTTGACTGTTCGATGGCACTAGCACAAAATACGAGCAGAAGGAAGATTGTGATATGAAAATTACACACGCTGAGAGCGAGTCAATACTGAAAGCAATCCGCAATGGAGCATCCGTTCATCAGATAGCTTCGAGGTGGGAGCTGACTATTGAGCAAGCTCAGGAATGGATTGACCACGTTGCGAGAGAAACCCGTGAGGGAGCGAGTCAGCATCGCATTTTGCTTCGTGGATTGTTGCGAGAACAAGCTCCTCAAGCACTCAAGACACTCCTTGAAATGGCATCGCCAAACATCAAAGCGGCAGATGCTCATGAGCTTCAGCTTTTGAATTTACGTTTCAAGGCTGCTGACAAGATTCTGCAATACGCTTCGAAGTTTATGATAGAAGACATTCCAACTGCCGCCGTTGAGCAAGGTAAGGCTGAAGAAATGATTCAAACCATTTTCGACTTCGAGTCAGTTGTGCTACCAGATGGTGCAACGACACTCGTAGCAAAGCCATCACTGCGTCTTGTGGAGAATGAATGAGCTTCAACATCAAGCTCCCGAAGCCATATGCCACATGGCAGCAACATCTCATCACAGAGAAGACTAGACTAATGTGCCTTGCTCTCGGCACTAAGTGCGGCAAGACTTTGGGTGGTGCTGGACGAATTGCGAACTTCAGCTTTCAAGCTCCGAGAGAGCAAGCTGCTTTGTATCGAATTATCGCTCCGACATATCAGCAAGCGAGCATCACGTTCAAGTATCTTGACCGCTTGTTTCCATCGGTGTTGCCTCCGCAATCTGGACTTGATCCGAAGCAGTACCGAGCCGCTCAGGAGATGTGGGAGAAGATAACTCCCGAACGCTCTGAGTCGAGAATGAAGATGAAGTGGAATCACAACGGTGCGATGATTCAATGCGTACACGCTCAAGACCCAGAAAAAAGCATCGAAGGCGAACGAACTCATGGCAATTTGATTGATGAAGCAGCAAAGTGTTCATCTCAGACGTTCGCTTCTGTCATGTCCACTACCTCACAGACTGGTGGGTGGATTGCCTGCACATCTACTCCTCGTGGAAAAAACTGGTTTTATGACTTGTATCGCCAATGCCAAGAGCACATGACTTGGGCAGAGAAACATCAAAAGCCATACGAGCAATTCTGTGCGACCGCTCGGACGATTGATTCGCCATATGTTGACAAGCGTGTCGTTGAACAAGCTCGACTGTCGTTGCCGGATAGATTGTTCAGACAGCTTTACCTTGCAGAGTTCATGGATGACGGCTCAGTATTCGTTGGTCATCGGGACTGTGTTGAAGGCGAGTTGGTTGAAACGTATGGAAAAATGCAGAGCTGGACAGTTCCAGATGCAAAGTCAAAGAAGGTCGTCATTGGTGCTGACTGGGCGAAACGTACTGACTACGGAGTGTTCATTGCATTCGAGGTCGGCACTTCTCGCCCCAAGATTGTAGGCTTCAGAAGGTTTCAAGGCCTTGATTACAAGATAGCAATTCGTGAACTTTATCAATTCGGAAATCAGTTCGATGAAGTGCTGCTGGTTCGTCATGACCGAACTGGTATCGGTGACGTTATCAATGACATGATGTCCAGCATTCCGTATCCGATTGACCCTGTGGTGTTCACCAACGAAAGCAAGTCTTCGATGGTCGATGCTTATATGGTCGCCATTGAGACACGCAATCTCGTGTTTCCGAACTGGCCTGAGTTGATAAAAGAGCATGATAACTACGATGTGAAGATGAGTGTGCTCGGAAAACCAACGTACTCAGCACCACCCGGTTTACATGACGATATTGTGACCGCTTGTTTTCTCGCATGGTCGGCAGTCCTTGAGACACAAGACAAGGTGTTTGACGTGCGTTTCATTGAAGACCTTCCGAAAACTGCCCTTTCTGTGGAATCGTGGTACGCTTCCATTGCCGACGAATTTGATGACTTCTGACTCAATCATTACAAATCGGAGCAGAGACGAGATGCCACTGGTCGTGCAACTTAAAAAAGGTGAGGCACTCAAAGTCGGTGACCAAGTGATTATCGTAAGCGCAAGCCGTGGTGCTCGCATCGTCCTTGACGCTCCAAAAGACGTGAAGATTGAAAGACTCGGAGTCTTGCAGGATGAGGAACAAGCAGATGCAAAAGCGAAAGGAGCAGTCATCGTCAGGAGAGCCAGCGAAAAGAAAGACTAGGCGAAGCTCTCGTGATTATGGACTGAGGTACATCGATCCGAACGGACTTCCATCTGACGAACCATACAACAGCGTGTGGGCAGTCGAGACGAAAGCGTTCATGACCAGTCAGAACTTGAAGGCATTATTCTTCTCAGAAGACTGGGTGTTCATCACAGTTGATGCTTTCGCACAGCCAATCTCTCTGCTTCCGTTTCAAGTCATTCGCAAGACGGTCGAAGATGGTCAGTCGATTGAGAAGCCAGTTCAATATCATCCAGTAATGAGCTTGCTCGACAATCCAAACAAATGGTCAGACGGAACCGAACTTAAATACTCACTAGCTTGTGACTATGTGCTCGGTGGAAACTCTTTTATCTATCACGCAAAAGCAACTAAAGAGCTTTATCATATTAGCTTCGACCGAGTTCAATATGACTTTGACCAGCAGCATTTGCCGAAAGGCTACATTGTCTATCCCGACTCCGAAGAAATCATCGTCGGCTTGACCAAGGGCATTTCGATTGGTCTGGATGAAATGGCTCATTGTCGAAGACCGAATCCATCAAGTCCAGTGTGGGGTTTAAGCCCCTTTGTACCCGGTCGTCGTTCAATTCTATTCAACCGTTATTCGCAAGATTATTTGAACTCGTTCTATCTAAAAGGTGCTACGCCTCAAGGTATTCTTGAGATGGATCAAGCAGCGAATGAGCAATCAGTTCTCAGGTTGCTCCGCTCCTTCGAGATGGCTCACACAGGGAGACGCAACCAACGTCGAACGATGTTGCTTCCGAAGGGCGTGAAGTGGAATGCCGCTGACCACAAGATTGCAGACCAAGGCATCGTCGATTTGGTTCGTATGAATCGTGAGACAATACTAAACACATTGCACATTCCGAAGCACGTTGTGTCGCTGCAAGAAGCTGGCTCACTCGGCTCCGAAGAACACAAGATGAGCTTGAAGTATTTCTGGCAAACAGCTCTGATTCCTACTGCGAACGCAATTGCTTCTGCTTTGACTCGTCATTTCAGAAAATGTGGAATGCTTTCGCAAGACGAGCAGGTATGCTTCGACACTTCTGAAGTTTCGTTCTTGCAAGAAGACTTGCGCTCTCAAGCTGAAATGGCAACGATGCTTCTGTCAACACACACATTGAATGAAGTGCGAGCACAAATCTTCGGACTGCCAGCCTTGGATGGAGGCGATACAACCCCCGGTTCAATGCCAGCTTTGCCGTTCATGGGACTGTCAGCCCCAGACGTGAAAGCTGTCGATGAGGATGACGGCTCTGATTTGGAATATAAAGCCATCCCCGTTGCTTATGAACATATTGATTTCAAGCCACCACAGGATGTTGCCGACGAAGCAGCTCTTGGGCTTGAGTGGCGTCAGAAATACGGTCGAGGTGGAACAGAAGTCGGCGTTGCTAGAGCAGTTCAATTGAAGAATCGTCGCACTGTGTTACCGGATACTATCCAGCGCATGGTGAGCTATTTTGCAAGACACGATGGAGAAGGCGACAACAAAGAACAAAACGGTGAACCGACAGCAGGTGCAATAGCTTGGAAGCTATGGGGCGGTGACGCTGGCAAACGCTGGTGCGAGAAGGTTCAAGGCCAAATGAAGGCTGCTGACGAAAAAGAAAAAGCTGACGAAGCACCTCCATCTGCTCCGGTTGAAATGCCAGTTGAGCAACCGCTCGAAGTGAATGCTAGTCAAACAAAAGAAATGGGTAGGTACTCTGCTCAAATCAAAGCAAACAATGACTCCATGACGGCTCATCTCAAAAAAGATATGCCGAAGATGTACAAGTGGAGCCTTGACCTGTTCGCTGACCAAACAGAAATGGCCGTCAAAGCTCTCAAAGGTAAGAAGGGAATTAAAGCAGGATTGCCGAAGCTCGCAGAATATCGCAAGCGTTTGCAGAAGATGTTCGATTCTCTTGAGAAGCAATACACCAAGTTATATGACAGCATTCTCTCTGACTCGATGGACATTGGATATAGTCTCCAACTGGAACTCATCTTCGACAAGACTGCAAGACAATCGCTCGAAGCAGCTCGACTCACAGATAAAGCAGCACGAGAAACGACACTTTCAGCTCGTGGGCTTAGAACATTCAAAACAATCGGAGACACATCTCTCAATTCAGTGTTGCGAGTCATCGAAGACGGCATCAAGAACAATCTGTCAGTCGATGAGGTATCCAGAAACTTGGTCAAGAAAGGCATTGCTGCAAGCAGAGCAAACACGATTGCTCGGACAGAAGTTCTGACAGCAACGTCAATTGGTTCAGGTTCACTCATGCAGACTGCTGCAAAGGCAATTCCCGATTTGCAAAAGGCATGGGTCACAGCTCAAGACGATGAAGTCAGAGATTCACACCGCCAATTGAACGGCACAGTGGTAAAACATGATCAGAAATTTCCGAGCGTGGACTTGATGTATCCGCAAGACCCGAACGGACGCCCTGAAGAAACAATCAACTGTCGGTGCTCGTTGATTACGCTTTCGCCAGAAGATATGGCAGAGTATCAAACAGAGCTACAAGAACTTGCGGAGAAAGCCCCATGAGATTTCAACGATTCAACAAAACGAAAGCACTCGGTGATGAAGCTCCGAAGGGTGGAGTCATCATTGAAGGTTATGCGAACAAGTTTTTCACGGACGCATACAACGAGAGAATGGACCCGACGAGCGTGAAACTTGACCGTTTCAAGCAAAACCCTATTCTGCTATTCAATCATGATATGATGTATCCCTGTGGCAAGGTGCTTGCGGTTGAAGCCCGTGAAGACGGTGTGTTCGTTCGTGCCTGCGTTTCAGCATCTGGGAATGACAAAGTATCGTTTGTCCGAGATTTGGTTGAGGACGGAACGCTTTGCACATTCTCAATTCGATTTGCTGATGAAACTGTTGTGGAAGACCCTGAAGTTCAGGGTGGAAAACTTATCAAAGATTGGGAACTTCAGGAGGTATCAATCGTGAGCATACCAGCACAACCGGACTCGACTTTCAGCTTGGCAAACGTCAAGTCAGTTAAAGACCTGAGAGCGATGACTCTCAAAGCAAAGGGAGCAATGGTCGCCAAGCTCGCTGCTGAAGCGATGGCAAAGCTCGAAGAAGCTGGTCAAGAGAAAGAAGAATTGCTTGAGAAGCTCGGTGAAGCATCTGGCTCCGAACCAGCAGAGCTTGCTGAAGTGCTTGCTGGCAACGTGACTCCTGTCCCAGAACCTGTGCTGTCGGCAATCGTTTCGGTACTTGGTGTTGAGGAAAACGAATTGGCTGATGCTAACGCTCAAGACGTTGAGAAGCAGAAGTCGATGGACGCTGAGGAAAAACCAGAAGAAAAAATGGAAGAAGAAAAACCAGCAGAAGAAAAAGCTGAGATGGAAACTCTCGACCAAGCTGTTCAAGAGTGCGTGTCGGCAAAGATTCCAGTTCTGCTTGAAGAAGGCATGGAACAAGAGCAAGCAGTTGCTGCTGCAATTTCTATGTGCAGCAAGGAAAAAGGCTGCTCTGAGTTTAAGCCTAGCCGTGAGATGATGACCAAGTGGCTTGCTGATTGTGACAAAATAAAGCAAGCTGAACAGAACGGCCAGTCGCAAGAAACAGTTGCAGTACCGAGCGAGTTTGACATGAATGACAACGCAGTTCTCATGATGATGAAGTCTCAGCTCGAATTGCTTGGAGCTATCTCTCACAAGCTCGACGGCCTGAAAGATGTTATGGTAGCCCTCAAGCAACCTGAGCCTGTCAAAATTGAAGAAGAAGTCGAAGCTCCTGTCGAAGAAGAGAAGATGGAGCCAGAAGCCGAGGAACAAATGAAAAAACTTTTGGACGAGTATGAGGCAAAGCTCAAGGCCATACTTGCTTGAAATTCGTCTAATTGTGTTACACTGTGACCGAAGCACAATGAGTGTGCATTGAACTTTGCGGCAGTCAGCCGCTTTTTTGGAGGTATTATGTCAGATTTGGAAAAACGGCTGGCTGCGTTTGAAACAAAAGTGCAGTCTGCTCTTGGCGAAATCGAGAAGGCGAAAGCTAACAACATCGTTGGTGGAGCTACTAGCTTCAGCAACAGAAGCAATAGCGACGAGCAAAAGTTGCTGAACAGCTTCGGTGTTAGCAATGTAAAGAGCCTCATCGAAGTGAACACAGCTCATCCTCGCTTTGCTCACATCAGCGAGAATGCAAAGTCTGCTGTCGTTCAGCTCAAGAAAGACATGGACATTGCTCGTATGCAAGCGCAAATCTTCAACGGTGAAGCTCTCGACCGTGATGATGAGCGTGTTGCTCATGTTAAGGGCGTTCTCGAAACTCCTTTCGCTCGTTCGGTTGACCTCAAAGCTCGTCTTAAGAGCTTCGGTTCGACAGTCGCTGGATCGGGTGATGAGTGGGTTCCAACAGCAATTTCAGCTAGTTACATCGAAGAGTACCAATTGGAGCGTAAGCTCGCTGGCGCTCTGAAAGAAATTCCGATGAGCACAAACCCATTCCAGTTGCCAGTGCAACAAGGTGTGACCAAAGCTCGTTTGATTGGCGAAGGCGCTGCTTCAACTGACTCCAGCTTCAACACTGAAAAAATTCAGTTCGATGCTAAGAAATTGGTTGAGTACTATGTTCTTCCAGAAGAACTCAACGAGGACTCTGCTCCAGCAATCTTGGAACTGGCTCGTGCCGAAGTTCTTCAGGCTCAGATTCGTGCAGTTGAAGATGCAATCATCAATGGTGACAACAGCGGCACACACATGGACAGCGATGTTCTTTCTGCTGCTTCTAACCAGAAAGCATGGAAAGGCCTCCGTAAGCTCGCTCTCGAAGCAAGCAGCACACACAGCTTCACTGGCGCTGGTGTTACTAAGTCCGGCTTGGATGCTATGCGTAAAGCTATGGGCAAATACGGAACTAACCCGAAAGAGTTGGCTTGGGTTGTCGGACCATCCGGCTACGCTCAGATGCTGAACGTTGACGAAGTTGCTACTGTCGAGAAATTCGGACCACAAGCAACTATCCTCACGGGTGCACTCGCTGTGTTCCGTGGTATTCCAATCCTCGTCTCTGAGTTTGTTCGTGAAGACCTCAACGCTTCTGGCGTTTATGACGGAGCGACAACCAACAAGACTGTCATTCACCTTGCTAACATTCGCAGATTCTACTTGGGTCTTCGTCGCCCAATCCGAGTCAAAGTTCAGCAAGACGCTCGTGCAGAGTATGACCGTTGGCAGTTGGTTTCCTATCAACGCCTCGACTTCCAAGGTCACAAGCAAGCAGGCCAAGTGTATGCTGGCGGAGCGACTTCGGAAGAAAGAAGCTCGATTCTCGGAATCAACGTCCTCGCTTGATGAACTCAAGCAAGGTACAATGAGAGCAGCTTAATGCTGCTCTTTTTTTTTGACCGCTGAGGGATGTTAAATGGCGACCGTATACTTGCCATTTGTGCAAATTAAACAATTCGAGACATCGACCCTGTTTCCTTTGAATCAGGTAAGTCCGGGCAAGTACGTCATACCACTGATGATTGAGGGCAACTCAATTCTGTCGAGCTTGCTCGTAACTGAAGTCGAACGTGGTGCATCAATAACGGTGAACTATTACCAGACGACGACAGGCGATGAAGATAGTGAACGCACTTCGTTGACTAGTCATCAGCCAAAGACGCTTGGTTCAGATGAAGCAGAGACAATCACAGTCTCCAAAGTTCATTTCAAGCCTGTCGTCGAAGTCATCATCGAGAACGGTAACGTAACGTTTGGCTTGATGGCCACCATGGTGTCATCGTTCACGAGTGACCTTGAGCAGTCTTTGTTTGCTGACGGTTATAGATTGAACGGCCTTGAGCGTGGGATTCCGCTTTTGTCCGTTGATGAAGCAACTGGGCAGATGAAGTTCGTTCGTTCAAAGGGTGGTTACCTTATTCCTACCGACTCGCAAGGTACTCAACTTCATCTCAATCATACAGACAATCTTGACCCTGACAGCCATAAGCTGGTCTATCGTCGTCAGCAACTCAAGAAGTCTTTACGGATTAGCCAATTCACGGTGCTTTCTGATTCAGACTATCGTGTGACATTGCGAATTAACGGAAGTCTGTCATTATCTGCTAGAGTGAATAAGTATCAATCGACGTGTGACCAGCACATCGACCCGTTTCGCATAGTGCCTCAAAACTCACTTGTGACTGTTGATGCACAGCGTTATGGCGACGAAGGCACTGGCGTGATTGACATCTATTTGCGTGGTTATGAGTTCTTTAATCTTGAGGAAGAAGAAATGGCGAGCCTCACGAAAGTTGTTTACAACGCAACTGGCTCTCTCATCCTGCCGTTCAAAGCAGTTGCATGGGAAGACAACAACAGCGTTGCGCTTGCTGATGCTGATGGAATTGGCGTTGACGACTTCGCAGGCATCACGCAAGACGGAATCGCTAACCTCGGCTATGGCATCATTCACAAGCTCGGTGAAGTTCCTGATGCTCTGATTGGCATGGGCGCAGTCGCTGGACAGCCCATCTATCTTTCAACGGTTCCCGGTGAGCTGACTCTCGTTGCTCCTACCAGTGGAACTATCTTCAGAGTTGGTCGTGCAGAGCCACCAAGTGGAGCGCACTCAGGCGAAGCGACCTCGTTGTTCATCGACCCACAATTGATTGCAGAAGGTTGATATGGATAAAACTCGGCAAATATTCATCGACGGAATGCCCGTAGAATCAATAAAAGATGACCAAAAAATGGCTTCTTTTTTTGAGGAATTTGATGAGAAGATATTCCGAGTTGCGGATAAGAAGTTTGCAGCGTTGTGTAAAAAACATGGCAAGAAGGCTAGGTTGACCGTTCTTGTCAAATTTGAGGAGTCCTCGGAATGACGGTACAAAATTATCAGCTCTTAATTTGGGATGGTAGTAAACAAAAGAGAATTGATTCGGAATCGACCGAACTGATTCTTGGAAAATTAAAGCTCGGTGTCTTCACTGACATCGAAGCTGCTTTGTCGCAAGAGATTGCAGACAGACAAGCAGCAGTTGCTCAAGAGATTGCGGACAGACAGGCTGCTGTTTCAGCAGAACAATCTGCTCGTGAATTGGCTGACAGTGGCTTGTCAGCTCGTTTGGATGTAATTGAAGGCAGTGGCGAAGGCTCTGTTGCTAAAGCTAAAGCTGACTCACTGCAATACACTGACGAGAAAGTTGCTGCACTGGTTGACTCAGCTCCAGCGATTCTTGACACGCTCAAAGAACTTGCAGCTTCGTTGGGTGATGACCCCAACTTTGCAACCACAATCACTAACTCGTTGGCTGCTACTCAAGCTGAAGTTGACGCTGAAGAAATCAGAGCTGCTGCTGCCGAAGCTCAACTACAAGCTAACTTGGATGTTGAAGAAGCTGCTCGCATCGCTGCTGATGACGCTCTTGATGCGCGTGTTGAAGACATCGAAACAGACCTCGGAACAGAGATTACTTCAATCTTTGAAAACAATGCTGCTGTCTATGCTGATGCCCTTCCGGGTAAACAAGACCCTAGCGACCGTGATGGTTGGTACTTCAAAAATGAAACTTCTGGACAGAAAGTTAACTGGTACTTTTTCGATGGTACGGCTGAGACTGTTAGCCTTGGTGATTTTGGAGCATACACGATTGTCACTTTCGACAGTTTGGTAAGCAAACCTCACCTTGCTGTGTACACCATGCCAACTGGCTCGAACGATATCGGTGGATGGTACAAGTCTCGTGTTGTTTACGTTGCCAACCAGACACCTGTCGCTGGCAAAAAGTATCTTATGTACTTCGGCCAAGACCCTCTGGTTCACCCTGAACTTCCTCGCTTAACGATGTCTTCTGACAACGTAAGCACGCGTGGAACTCAAGACGCTGCTGAACAGGTCATGACTGCTGTCATTGGGTCTGACTCTGCAACTTCCGCAGGAAACTGTGAGTTCGTTGCTGAAGCTGTCGGTGTGTTTTCGCCAAGCGTTAAGCGCAAAGTTAAACTCCGCATCCAGAACGCTACCAAGGCTGACTTGGTTGCTGCTCAGGCTGCAAACGCTGCATCTTTTGCTGCTGAACAAGCTCGTGCTGAAGCTGCGGAAGCTGGATTGCAAACTGAAATTGATGCTCTCGAAGTTGTTGTGAGCCATCTCAAGAAGATGGAATTGCAAGCATCCGAAGCTCTTGCTGCTGGTGAGATTGCATACATCAAAGCTGATGGCACAGTTGCAAAAGCTCTTGCGACAATCGACCTGTCTGACGCTCAATTGCTTGTTGCTGCCGAAAGCATTGCTTCCGGCTCGACTGGCAAACTGTTCGTCATGGAAGGTTCTGTGATTGGCGGCTTTAGTGGTCTGACACCCGGTAAAAAATACTTCGTTTCGTCTTCGACGGCAGGTGCGTTGGTTGACAGCACATCTGGCTTTACAAGCGGTGCGAGCGTATATTCTGTGGGACGTGCAGTATCCGCAAGCGAGATT